CATCTTGGTGCCGAGCAGATTCATGCCCCCGTTGATCAGCGCAGCATCCACGGCCGGATTGCTGAATATCTTCCCGAGCAGCCCAGAGCCAAATCCGCTCACGTTGTTGCCTCCTCCCCACTTCGCGGCGTAGGCCGCCTCACTCGCAGGGCGTCCCAGCGACCCGAGCCCGCCCGTCGCCGCTCCCAACCCGGCCCCAATGAGCGCGCCTTTCTTGCCGCCGCTCAAGGCCCCTGATGCCGCACCACCGCCCGCGCCGAGCAACGTCATCGCCAGCGGCCCGACCCCCGGAATGAACGAGGCCGCAATCGGCCCCGCAATTGACGCGACATGACCGAGCGCTTTCAGCAGCTTCATAGCAGCGTGTAGGTGAAGGTGAACGCCCACGACCGATTCGCGACATCCGCCACGGTCGTAAAGTTCAACTGCGCCCGGTCATTCGCCGCGTCTGCGTAGATGCCCCCAAAGTAATTCGCATCCTGCGACATCCCGGTGCCCCCGCACTGTTCCGCGGCCGTCAAGGCCGACGCAATCGGTAGCGAGATCCCCAGTTGCGTCAACGTCGCGCCGACAGTCGGATCCACGTCCACCTTCCCACTCACCGTGACCGTGGCCCCCACGCGAAGGTATTGACAGGCGTAGGCCGTCGAGGCCGCCACATTGGCCACGCCCGTCAACGTCGGGGTGTAGGTGCCCGCCGCCAACGTCACCGCGGCATTGAGCACGCCCCCGCTCAGCGACAGACTTGACCCGACGCTAATCTGCCCCGGCACGCCCGCCGACCCCGCGCTGCGCCCCACCAGCCGCACGTCCGTGATCGATTCCAACTGCGACAGGGTGACCCCCGCCGCCGCCGCCAGTTGCGTCGTGGTGATGCCAGAGAGCCGCCCAAGGGGTAACGTGCCAGAGTTCAGCGCCGCCGCCGAGCGCGTGGCCAGATCCGCAAGGCTCGAACCCGTGAAGTCGATACTCGCCCACGGCACCGACGACAGCCCGGTCTGCACCTCTGAGAGAAACTTGATCCAAATCAGTTCAATGGCTTGCGTCTTCGGGTCCACGAAGAACGGCACATCAAGCGGGAGATACAGCGTGCCAGACATCAGGACGCCGCCTTACTGAGACTGGCGGTGCAGTCCACTAAGGCCAACACCACCGGGTCACTGACGGCAAGTTCCCAGACCCCATCGCGCCATTTCCCATTGCGGAGAAACCGCACCCGCCGCAGGTAATCCCCAAGCGCTCCCAGCGAGGTCCAGCGCTCCGCGTCCCACGTCCGGCCCCCGTCCCGCGAGATGCGGAACATCACCTGCGGGTCACTGCCCTGTCCTGACGCGAGCCCGACACCGACCTGAAAGCCGAAGCGAATCTCCGAGCAGAAAATCAGGCAGTCCGCGGATTCGAGATGGGGAAACCGCCGCACCCGTCGCACCGTGGCCCCGTCATCGGAGAGGTAATCGCTGCTCAGCGCGTAGAGCGTCCCGTCCTGCCGCGACCCCACGTAGTGGGTATTGAAGGCGTAGAAATGCGTGCTGGCCTTGTGCGCGTGGAAGACCCCATAGGTCGTATCCCACGACAACCACTCGAACCAGCCCTGTTCCGTCCGGTCATAGACCCAGGTCGCATCCGCTGACGGGAACTGAAACACGCAGAGCGAATGCCCGCGATATTCACAGGTCCAGCCGTAGACATCATCGATGCTGGCGTATTGACTCCAGGCGAATTCCACCGCGTGCGTGCTGATTTTGTTGGGCTTGAGTCCGGTCGCTTCGTAGGCGTGCCGAGAGCCGTTTGAACTCTCCCCGATCCAAATCGTCGCGTCGTCGGGTTGCACAAAGGCAAACGGCCCCACCACGCCCATCGACATCAACGCATTCGGGACGGGCTCAAACGGAAACAGCGCCGCGCCAGAATCCCACCAGACCTCGGTGTCCTGCGAGCCGAGCAGCCAGACCGTCTTCCGGTCCAAATCCACAAACAGGCTCAGGATGTAATCGGCGGTCTGGGACTTCTGCGCCACATCGAGCGGATCCCAATCGGTGCCGTCTTCGAGCGCGGAGATGTAGAACTTGGCCGTGTTCTTCTGGCTGACGAGGAAATAGCCATCAAGGAACGCGCACATCCCGACGTTCGTCGGGAAGTCCACGTCCGCAATTTGCGCAAAGGCCCCTGAAGAGGTGTTGTAGATGTAGCCCTTACCGCCAGACACAATGAAGACCTGAAAGCCTCCCGGTCCATTGGTCGCCATCGAGGCAGGCAAGCCGTCATCAGCGACCGTCCCGATATTCGTGGTCACGGTGGCTGTCACCTTATCGAACCGCGTGCCAGACACGACATAGGCCTCGCCGTCCATCTGGAGTGCCGCCCGGTGCGGGCCCGCCCCGATGGTCTGCGTCGTCAGCAGTCCTGGTGTCGCGTAATACCACGTCTGCGCAGAGGGTGTGCCGGCGTCCTTCGTCTCCGGCATCCAGTTGACGCAGCGTTCGGTATCGACACGCGGGGACTGCGCGGCATAACTGGGTCCGATGAACCCCGGCACCGGCATGAACGCCGGCATCAGAACTGCCCACTCAGAAAGGCGGACTTCGAGAGTCCGCGTCGGCCACCCTGAAACAGCCCCGGATCACCCGCCGCCGTGCTCAGCCGGATATTCGCCCGCTTGATGTCCGCTTCCGCGAGCGCGGCATTCCGTCGCAGGTCGGCAGGCACCGGCTCCCCGATATGGAACGGCGTCCAGAGCCGCTCCGCAAGCTGATACATCAGCCACTCGTAGTAGCCAGGGGGAAACGTGTAGGTCGTGCTCGAGAGGTCCGCAAACTGCGTGACCGCGGTCGGCAGATAGAGCCGCAACGTCAGGTTGGAATCCGGCACCGGCCAGAGCGTGATCTGCGCGAGTCCCGCCGACCAGTTATAGTCGTAATAGAGCATCGACGGGATCGCGTTTCCCAACGTCTTGATGCCCTGATTCGACCAGTCCTGTTCCGTGGCGAGATACAGCGGGCTCTCAATATCGTCAGGCCCAGAGGTCTGCACGATGCCCGCGTAGGGAATCCACAGCGGACGGACGACGTTGATCGCGCCTCCTGACCCAATGGTGTAGGTCTGCGTCCCGCTCGACAGCGCCTTGTCGGTGATGACCGTCTTGTAAATGGTGAGCCGGTTCGTCCCTTTGCGATCGATGAGGCTATTGAGCCGCTGCAGCCCCAACGACGACTCTGACCCTGAGAGGGTATAGCCCTCCGACGCGACGCCGATTTCGGTGTAGGCGTCGGTAATCAGGTCGAGCGCATGGAACGACGCCGGGGCACTCATTCGTAGAGCGCCACCATCAGCGTCGCCGTGGTGTTCGTGCTGTTCACCCGCCGCGCCAGCACCGGCAACACGCCCCCGGCCACGGCGGTATAGTTCACGACCGTGCCCTCCATCGTGACCACAGCCACCACGCCCGCGCCGCCGACGTAGATGGCATCACAGACGGTCGGCGCATTCGCCGTGACCGAGGCCGTGTTGCCGTCGATGTCGATGGTGTCACTCTTCGTGATTGCCACATGGCGGCTGTAGGTATTGACCAACATCAGGCGTCACCCTTCTTGCGTTTGGTTACGGGCGGGTCCGGGGTCGTCGCGGCGTCCAGTGCAGCGAGGTCGGCTGCGTCACGCGCGGCCCGTAACTGCGCCTCGTACGCCGCTTCGTCGTCGGCGGTCTTCGCCAAGATCGACCCGTTCGGCCCGATTGCTTTCGGGTATTCGTTCATATCTGCTCCACCAGCACGGGACGCCGAGCCAGCAGCGACGAGAGCGCCGCGCCCCCGAGCACGCTCAACCCGACCATCGCCGTGGACAGTTGGTACTCCTTGAGAAACTCCGCACTGCCAAACACGAAGCGCGGCGCCACGCAGAGGCCGACCCAGACAATCCCCCACGCCACCAGCGGCGCACGTCGCCACGCCCACACCGCAACCACCGCGGCTTGGAGCGTCAGCAGCACGCTGACGAGTTGCCAGCCCACCGAGAGCGCCAGCGCATCCGGATCGACCACAAATCCCACCGGGTAGACCATCCGCAGGAGCCGATCCCAAAGTGTGGCGAGTTGAAACAGCGCAAACTGCGACCACGGGAGCGCCGTCCCGCCACCGGCCGGGGAGATACCGACCCACCCGGCGAGATGCCAATACGTCGCGCCGATGACCACGCCCCCAAGCC